ATGAGCGACTCAGAAAACCAGATGAAAGAGGGTGGGAAATTTGTGTCTGAGTTCACGTTGTGGCGAGGTTATGTGACCAGGGCTCTTGAGGACATGTGCGGAGATATTGAAAAGAACTCCGATTCGATTGGCTCTCAGGGGAAAAAGGTCCATGACAACGCGAAAGAAATCTTTGGCTTAAAAATAAAAGCAGGAATATGGGGGCTATTTGGTGGCATGGTTTCTGGCGTTGCGGCCTTGTTGATATATCTGCTCTCACAATGGTTAAGAACGGGGGCACACCTACCTTCACCATAGTTTGAAAAAAAATTAAAAATAAGAAAGTTTATGTATTATAATGAGCATCGTGATTGAAAGTAAACAGATCTAAAAACAAAAGGAGAGGTCTTATGGAAAACAAAGAGAATCAGGGCTTAGATAACCTCCTCAAGGATATCGATTCTTTTTTAGCTGCGAAAGATGAACGTGTCGTAAAAGCTAAAGAAGACGATGACGAGGTGAAGGACGAGAAGAAGGAAGAGAAGAAAGAAGAAAAAGAAGAGAAGAGTGCTAAGAAAGCAAAAGATGAAGATGATAAGAAAGAAGAAAAAACTGAAAAGGGTCCAGCCGAAGGCGGTGAAGATAACATTGGGCATGTGAAGGATCTTCCCTCTGACGCTGCTGGTTGGTCCAGCAAGAAATCCTTCGAGGCAAGCCCAGAATACCAGGAGTTAATTATGCTAAGAAAAGCGGAAGAAGATCGTAAATTTGAAACCATGAACAAGAGTTTTTCAACTCTTGCTGATGGACTGTCAGTATTGACGAAGAAGGTTGAAGAGATGTCAAAGGCTCCTGTTTCTGAGCCGAAGTCTGTTGACGGGTTAAAGGTCCTTGAAAAGGGAGTCGACACCACGAAGACAGAGGTTGTAGACAATATTGCGAAGTCTCTCGAAGGGATGCCCGCTCCATTGCGTAAAGCAAAAGTTGCGAATGTTCTTTTTGAGGATGGCGTAAAGAAGGGGCTCTTAGGAGCAGAGGATGTAGCGGAGTATGAATTCTGTGGCCGTATCAAGGACTCTGAAAAACGTCGTGTTTCAGAAGTCATTGTGCGTAAGGCTCTTAACGAAGGTACTTTGGTATAAACAAAATTAATTAACGATATGAGGAGGAACAAATGGATGTGAATACACTTTTCGGCCCTGATGCTTTTGCCGCTGATACGGACTTAGTCGATAATCTGACTAAAGCCCTTACAGCTGGCTATGGCTACGAGGGTGCGCCCGGTTCTTTAACGGGTGGTGGTGCGTTACAGGTTGAATCGTTGGACAATACGTTGAAGTCAGTTACATGGTCTTATCAGCATCTTAAATTTTGGCCCGTCATTCCGAAAGATAAGGCGTTTAACACGGTTGAGCAGTTCAATCGTCAAACGACTTATGGTTCGCAGCAAGAGGGTGGTTTCTTTGACGCAGAACTTGGGTTCTCGCCTCAGCCTCAAGATGCTAACTTCTTTCGTGACTACCAGAAGGTGCGTTACATCGGAACTCAGCGTTCCGTTACGCATCCGTTAACTCTGGTTCGCACAGCGCATGCTCCGGCAGTCGCTTTGCAGATCAAAGCTGGTACGATGTGGATTTTAGAACAGATGGAACGTCAGTTGTGGATGGCGAATGGTTATTTTCAGAATGCTGCCGATGGTACGTACACTGGTAATACGACTGCCCTCCCAGCTTCGTCTTTGAAGTTTAATGGTGTGGATCAGCAGATCCGTTCCGGTATCTCGAATCCAAAGGTTCAGTACACTGGTTTCGACGGATACGGCCCGGCTCTTTCCCCAGTTAAGGATCAGGCTGGTTCGGTTCCTGATGAAGATGATATTACGGATTGGGCATATGTGCAGGCTGCCAACTTTGGCGTTCCTGGAACGGCTTTCTGGCCGCTCAAGGCTCTCGCTGACGTTAGTCGCACGATGTTGCCAAAAGAACGTATTGTTCCGCCAGGACAAGAAGGACGCGGTGGTTTCTTGATGTCTGAGTTCATCGCTGGTTCTGGTGTTTTTAAGATGGCTGGTTCACGTTTCTTGGAGCCTAAGCGTTCTCCATTAACCGCAGCTTCATCTGGTTACACGGATCCGTATGGCGTTTCGTCTTATAACCCGCCTGCGACTCCAGTTTTAATCGCTGTTGGTGGTCTCGCAACTGATTCAGGTGTTGAGGCGGATGCAACTTCCACTCTTGCTGCTGGTAACTTTTATTACAGGGTTGCTGCAGTGAATAACGTCGGTGAGTCGCTTGCTTGCTCCGATCCGGGTGGTGTGCTTGCTGATTTACTGATTGCAGTTGCTGCTGGCCAACGCGCTAAGATCGCAATTGCGCAGCCTCTTGCTGGTGCGGCACCTTCGCATTACGCGATTTATCGTTCCAGTGTTCAGGGGTCTGGTTGGGAATTCATCGGCTTTGTTGCCCGTGAGGTAAACCCAGCTGTCCAGACCTATTTCCGTGATATTGGTGCAATGCATCCTGGCCTTGGCCATGCATATCTCATGCAGATGGATGCTGATAATATCGTTTGGCGTCAGTTAGCGCCATTGATGAAGATGGATCTGGCGATCATCGGTCCTGCGTATCGTTGGATGCAGTTGCTCTACGGTACCCCGATTGTGTTTGCTTCGCTTCACCACTCGATCATGGATAATATTGGTCGTGCGTAAGGCTTAAGAATAATGATAGCTCAAAAGGGGGCGGGGGCGGAAACTGCCCCGCCCCTTTTAAGCATAAAAATAAAAGGAGCAGTCATGGACGCTAAAAACATGTATGAGACAGGCAATCTTTCATTGTGTCCTTACTTGGCGATGAATGGTCTTAAATACGTTGGTATAAAAAAACAAAATACGAGTAAAAAGTATATATTCATTTTTGAAGATGATAAGTTTCAGGGCACAGATTTAGCGATGGGCTTTTTAAATAGTGATGAAAGAAAATATAAGAATTTTTGGAGTTACTTCAGGAATGAATTAGCGAATGCCTCAATAAGTGCTAGAGGAGAGCGTTTAGAGAAAAACTCTAAGATGAGTTATGGGGACCAAGATCTTGACCTTGATAGGAGATAATTATGGTAGATGCATTGACTGCTCTGCAAAGAAGATTGCTCAATAAATACGACCCGGCTATGTCTAAAGTTGATCTAGCTGCTTTGTTGGAACGGGCTCTTGAGAGTGGCGGTGCAATTTATGGTGAAGCTGAGGATGTGATTTATGTGAACCCAGCTGCTGCCGATAATGGTGACGGCTCTCCAGCTAACCCATTTAACAATTTGGTAGACGCCAATGCTGCTGCTCGTCTTTGGGACACTATTATAGTTCAGGGTTCCATTGATTTTCAGTGGCCAGGTGATCCATATGCGTCTGCTCCATCAAGCGCCACCCAGATTGATGATTTTGTATTAAAGAGTGGCACAAACTACCACTTCTTTGGCTCATTCTTTATTTCTGGCAGGTGCCGTTGGGACGAAGGCCCCTGGGCTGGTATTTGGGGCACAAGAGTTGACGGCCACGGTTCTTATTATTCAATTAATGCTGGACAACTTTCTGGTACAGATGCTTGGCTTGAATTGGCCAACACAGAGAAATTTGCGGTGATATTTGAGAATTTAAATATGTTCTTCGATGGGTTTGAATTATTACATATTGATGACATTATAAATGTTGAAAGTGGGGCCATATGTGGGTTACAATTTGATAATTGTAAGATTAACATAGAAGATGCCACTACATTCATGGTCAGTGAATCTGTTAGTAGTGCTGTTACTGTGAATGGTGGGCTCATAGAAGGTCAGCGTAGAACAATCTTTGATTGTACTGATGGTCAAATTAATCTTAATGACAATGCTCGTATAATAAATACGGGGGTGTTTAAAGAGACCATTGAAATTCAAGGTTCCGCAGTGTTGACGGTTAAGGGGGCCACTGTTGAAAACAAAGGAACCCCACCAGCTGTTTATATGGACGGCCCAAATACTACTTGTAAGGTAGATGCTTCAAGTCTAATTAAAACACAGGGTACAAATGCATTGACCAGGGACAACCCATCGGCGGACATTTATACCGCTCCAGTTTTTTCTGGGAATTTTGATATTGGAATTGGGTCCAAAATTTCGCTTGGTGAAGGTGCTACATATGATTATGTGGCTGGTGATCCCGTAGCATTGGGGCTTTTCGGTACGTCTGGCCAGTTAGCGACAGACACAACGTCTGGTCCTGGGTTTAATTCATACATTTGTATAGGAAACAACAATTGGACTATCTTGCCATAGTTGTTTAGGAGGCATTAGTATGCCAGGAAATCTTTCTTTAAGAGTAATCGGTGATTTAGGCGAATGCAATGTGCAGACTTTTGAGTTCTATCCGGGAGAGGATAGGACGATGACTTTTCAACTCTATGGTGTTGATAACGATCAAAGGATTTGTATCTCGGCTACCGCTGTGAAAACGATGTATCTGCCTGGGACACCGAATACTCTTCAGGTTAATGATGCCGATATTACTGTAAATGCGGATGATTCGAGTATTTTTTCTTTTGCGGTGACAGCCGCTATGAGTGAGTTGATGATTTCAGGGTCTGTTCAGTTCAATTATGTTGTCGGCGCTATTACGAGAATCGCATACTTAGAGTATGGGCAGAAGAGGCTCGTGCCTCTAGCGGGGTAATATGTCTGAAACTACGATAATCTTTCCAGAAAATGCTGTTTCTACGCCGGGTTTTGATCGTTTTGAGTCCATGGTGACGGCTAAAGATGTTTGGAGCCGTTATCTCCATGGTGTTGATGTGCGTGATAACACTGGTGATGAGTTGTCTGAAAAGACAACTGAATTTGCTATTGATGCCGCGATTTCACTTCTTGAGCATGATCTTGAGATGACGATTACACCAACCGCGTATGCTGAGGATCATGATTACAAGATGGAAGATTACTGGAACTGGGGCTTCCTGCAGATGCAGCATAAGCCCATCATCAGTGTGGAGAGTTTTGAGCTGACAATTGATCCAGCGAATGCGAACATCCGTTATCCTAATGATTGGGTCAGGATTCAGCGAATGGCTGGTCAACTTCAGGTGGCTCCTATCTCTGGTGCTGTTGGGGCTTTCAATATCGGGAACATGTCGTTTTTACCACGACTTTTAATGTTCAACTCTACATTCCCGAACTTTTTCCATGTGAACTATACCGCTGGTTTTGAGCAGAATAAGATGCCTAAGCTCATAACACAGGCTATAGGAATTTTGGCTGCGCTTGATATTTTGAATATTGCTGGTGATCTTGTCCTCGGTGCTGGTATTGCTGCGACATCGATTGGTATCGATGGTTTGTCCCAGTCAATTACGTCTACTGCTTCAGCTGAAAACACAGCTTATGGAGCTAGGATTAAACTGTACCAGGCTCAGATGAAAAAGATCATGGGCGTTCTCAGGAAATATTACGGGAAAACTGTTAAACATACGGTGTGCTAATGAAAAATTATCTTGGACCTACATTATTAGATTTGTATGGGATGCGCCCTCTGAAGAAGGCCCGAAGCAAGTTTACCTTGGACGAGGCCAAAGCAGTTGGTGCTTCTGTCGGTATCGATTGGGATAGCTCCCCATTTGATGCTGAACAGTTTCTGATGGGCCTTAATGTGGAATTAGAGCATGGGCTGAAGCATCCTGACACCAATGTCACGAATGATGATGAGATTGCTACAGGTAAAATTGCTTTAGTTCATTTGAATGAAAAAGCTAATTATTATGATAAATTGAAGCTCGTAGAGAAAGCCTTTCTTCGTGCTTTGGATGCTGAATTTGATAAGTACCTCAATAAAAGCTTAAGCCAGAGGATTTTAGTTCCCCATGATTTTGTGGATAAGTTTGGTGGGTTTTTAGGAATTGAGAAATCCGCCAGAGGTGAAGCGAAGCCTGGGCATCGCTATATTCGCAGAGAAGGTGTCCCAGGAAACTATACCTACATTTATGAAGAGACCGACGATACTATTGGCGGCGAAGAAGCTATCCCTCAGAAACTCAAAAAACTGCTCCTTGAGTACAAGGAAGCAAAAGATAATGGGGAAGAAGGTGTGGCTGAGAAGTTGAAGCAAAAGATTAAAAATAACGCTGGAATCCTCAAATTGGACCTTAAGGATAAAGACCGTAAAAAAGCAATGTGGGAAATGACGAAAGAAGAGTTTGTGTCTTTTGCCACAAAATTGGACGATGAACTCTCTGATGCCAGAGGTTTAATGACAATGCATGAAGAAATAGTGTATGATGCTATTGTTTTTCAGGGGGTTGCTGTCCCAGATAAGGTAAGAGAAGAGTACCCGCAATTTAAGGACTTAAAAAAGAAAGAGTCTGAAAAGGGTGAGGCGAAAGATGATAAAGAAGATAAAAAAGGGAAAGAAGATTAAATTAAGTAAGAATTTTTGGTCCGATGAATGGGACTGTCATTGTTCCCATAGGGATTGCACTCATACTTTTATTTCAACTGATTTGGTTAAGGAGTTGCAGAAAAAAAGAAGTGAGTGGAAGAGAGCCATTGTTTTGTCAAGTGGGTATCGTTGTCCTTATTGGAATAAGAAAAAGGGTGGTGCCAGGAAGAGCCAGCATCTTTTAGGAACAGCCGCTGATATTGCGGTCGCTGGCAAGAGCCCATCCTGGGTCGCAGATAACTGTGAGGACTTTAATGGACTCGGTCGTTACCCGAAGCACGGTTTCACACATGTCGATGTCAGAGGTGGCAAAAAACAGCGATGGAAGGAGCGGTAAATGTCTGCCAAAAAAGTAGATAATGATAAGAACCCAAGAGGGCAAGATCGCCCTAAAGATGGATCTGGAGCTGGGCAAGGTAAGCCTGGTGGCCAACGTGGTGGGAAAAACACCGAAGATTGCCTTGATGGAGGGCCTGGTCATGGCCAAGGCGGTGGGCGAGGCAAAGGCACGGGGAGAAAAGATTCTAAGAAAAGAGCTAAAAAAGCTTTTGAATATATCCGTGAACTATTAAAAGCGTATCAAGAGAGTTCTGATGCCCTTCTTTTAGCCAGAATTTATGATCTTATGGATGATATTAAAAAAGGAATGGAGGCTGATGATGAAAAAGAGTGAAGAAATTGGTGCCCCAGCGAATGCTCTGGGCAATCCTTCTTTTAAAGAAATGATTTTTAGAGAGTTTTACAGCCATTTGGCTATCGTGGAATCTCAGGTCGAGATTCATGGATCTATGTGGGATTATCCAGTGTCGAGTATTGCGATTGATGCTGACGGTAAAGAAACGAAAGACAAGGATTACGGCAAATACAAAGTAATGTTGACCATGTACGCCACGAAAGCCCATGAGGGGTTGGGGATGTGGGAAACCAACTATGAACCTCCGTTTGTTGCGCCCACAAGTGGCTATTATCAGGATGAATGGAGCAACATTGAGGGCAATGCTCCGCTACCTGCATCTGGATGCAATTGCCCGGTTTGCAGCGTCAAGGTGAAGAAAATTGATCAGTGGGACGAGATTGATACTGCTATTGCAGCAGCCGCTATTGATTTTATGAAAAAGTGGTACGAGGATCCCAAAATTGAGAAGGAAGAATACAAGGCCACGGTCTCCAGGAGAGGAGTGAAAAAATCTATGAATAAACTATTAACAATCGTGAATAAGATGAAGGACTCCGGTAAGACGAATGACGAGATTAAGGATGTCGTTCGTAAGGCGTATAGTAACGTCGGCGATGTGGAACTTTTTGGTAAGAGTGATTACGAATTGTTCCCCATGAGAGATAGCTTGGAAAAGCCGCTCGACGATTTTTATGAGTCGAATGGCGTTTCTGTCACGACTGATATTTTGGATTTTTCTAATCTTTTGGAAAAAAGGTAGAAAAGTAATATGGCGAAGTACGACCCACAGAAGGCGTCGAACAATCTGTACCCTGCACCGAATTTGTATTCACCTAAATTCCGTGGTGTGCAACTGTATCAGGAGAAGTTTAACGCCGTATTAAATGAATATGGGGTTAGGATTCGCCATGAGAAGGTGGCGTTGTGCCCCAATTTAGTCGGGAATGTTGACAGCAATTACCATGAATTAAATTGTACGTTATGTGAGAATAGTTTCGTGCATTTTGACCCGCAGGAGTTGTGGGGGCTATATCAGCAGAATGCTTTGGTGGAGTCTTTTTTCTCTCAAGGTATGTGGGATAAGGGTGTGGCAGTTATAACACTTCCCAGCCATAAAGAAGGGGATCCTAGTTATCAGTATTATTTCGATTATTTTGATAGGATAACTATCCTGGATTTTGAGGAAAGATTCTATGAGATAATCAATAAATCAGATGGCGATAAAGATAACCTTCGATATGAGGCGTTGTCTGTCCAATTTTTGAGGACTGTGTCTACTATATTTGAGTTCCGTAAGGATTTTGACCTCGACACAGATGGGAACATTATTTGGATTACGAATAATAGGCCTAAATATGACTTAGAAAGAGGGATTGGTGAGGCTTTTACAATTTCGTATTTGAGAAGGCCTGTGTACCGGATTGTTGAGATGCTTCATGAAGGGCGTTACAGTCAGAAGTTTTTTAAGGAGCCTGAACGTATCCCCGTGAGGATGCCTCAACAGGCCATCATGAAAAAAGATTTCCTTATTGATAAAGACGGGGCTGATCAACAGGGGAGGGTTTCTCAGGTAAGCGGCGGATCGGTGGTGGCCCCATGATGAAAATGGATTTTGATCAAAAAGAAATAATGGATTTCATGGGTGGCCTTCAAAAGGACATGAAGGACGAAATGGATGCCCTTGTGGATGATATGACTTCCGCTGTATACGAGTTCGGCAGGAATTATGTCTCTGGGGAGCTTTCAACAACCAGAGATTTTTATCTTTCTAATTTCAAAAAAAGGAAGGTCAAAAAAGGTGAATACATAATTACACTGGCTGATAAGGCGGCTCATCTTGAAAATGGGTACGCTGGCTTTGATCTTACTACGGCCCTTTTAAAGGGTAGAGAATATAGGGTTATTCCTATTTCTATATTTGAAGCTACTGATTCTGGTATTAAGCAAGTGATAAAGGCCTATGGGTATAAGACTCAAAAACTAGCCAAAGATAAGGCCCAATTGATGAGGACCGCACAGTCTTCGCAGGTTCGTAGTCTGCTGCAAAGGCATAGCCTGTATAAGACAAAAACGCACCCATCGGTGACCACTCAGTCGGCCACATCGAAGAATCCTCGTAAGAGGGCTGGTGGGTCGCCAAAGACGGGGTATGTGGGCAGACTTCCCACAATTCCCCACACGGCTCCTTTTTCTAAGCAAATTAACCCTGGTTTGGCGAATATCTCGAAGTATCAATTTGTTCAGGAAAGAGAGTCTTATGTTCGGACGGCTGAAGGAGGGCTTGAGAAGGGCCAGATGCCGTTCAGTAGAGCAAGGTATGTTGTTTTTAGAACTATTTCAAGGAAGCATCCTTGGCGTCCACACCCTGGATTCTCAGGTGTGCATGCTTTTGATAAGATGGCGGAATTTTTGACTGCTAATAGTGGGGACAGGCTTTTAAATAAGATTTTGAAATGATAAGGATTAAAAATTTTTCTTTTTTTTGGGGTATAATTATTAAATGGATGGAGTCCCTTTAACAGAATTTTATATTGAAGCCTTCATAAGAGAGGGACTTCAAGATCTTCGTAATGATCCTACGAAGATTGACATGCTTTTTGCCAGGTTTTTGACGCCTATTTTAAGGGCACAGTATGGGCAAAGAGCTATCGATCTTTTGAAGGAATACATTATGAATGATTCCGTCAGTGTGGTGCAGGCGTGGACGTTGGCTCCTGAAAAAGTACCATGTTACAGCATCAATATTATAGATACGGCAGAAGATCCGGCCAGAGCCTTTTTTGATGACGATGCTGGCTGGTCAAGGTTTGATACTACGCCTACGACGGTAGCCACTTTTGTTACCGACTCTTATGATAGCGTTGCGGGTTATGTGCATGTGGCTGATTCTGTTGATTTAAGCACATTATACGTAGGCCTTAATTATGTTGATCCTGCCGGGAGCAGATTCCCCATTCTAGGGCCTATCTTGAATACTGTTGGCGACAAGAAATTTGGCATCGGTGCGAATTTAACTGCTTCGGTAGGAGCTTCTACGGTTGAGGATAACGTATCGTTTTATGTTGTTCCTCACCACGAGACTCCTCTTTTAGAAACCGTTCAAATTGGTATTCATGCTGCAGATAATACAAATCTTTGTAAATATTTGTACTATTTACTGTTATACTTCTTTCAGAGCAAACGCTTGGCGATGGAAAAGATTGGGTTACAGATCCACACTTTCACTGTCAGCGATTTTGTGAGAATTGCAGAGTTGTTGCCTGATAATGTTTTGAATAGGTTTGTTAATTTAAGGACTTTGACTTGGTTTGGCTGGAACACAGAGATTTTTTCAGGTATTCCGGGTAGTGCTGGTGTTAATGTTAAAGTCGACAAAGATGAATGGATTAAGGGTGGGGATTACACGGTTTTAACAACTGACGAGAATGACGAGTGAGGTTAATATGACGGAAGATATAAAAGCGAAGCCAGTGGTTAAGCCTGTAGAGGTTAAGAAGCCTGTAGAGGTTAAGAAGCCTGTAGAGGTTCCTAAAAAAGCAGTTGGGGGCGGGCAGACAAACCCTTTTGCAGTTTCCGTAGATGCTTCAAAAGTTGAGGGAACAAAAAAGAAAACGAATTTCCATGGGTCTCCGTTGCTGGCATTTGATGGATACTTCGAGATTTTAAAATCAGAGAATCCAAAAATAAAAGAACATCATAGGGAACCGATTAAAAAGTTCGTAACGGAGAGTGGTGTTTCAACGGATACAAAAGAGAATTTTGATAAGATCATGTTGAAATACTAATAAAAACTTCAATGGGATAGGAGATAATTATGGCTATTATAACACAGTTTCACGGTGCACAGATTACAAAGCCAGGGGGATATTCCTACATCGACGTAGAATTAAATCCACAGCCTCTTTCTGCGGCTGGGATCGTCGGCGTTGTGGGTGAGGCTCTTGGTGGGGCACCGGGTTTGACTGATGGGGTTCAAACTTTTGCGAGCACCCAGCTTTATGACATTGTCCAGAAATATGTAAGTGGCCCGATTGTGGATGCTGCTCGCGCTCTTTTGGCTCCGAGTAAGGACCCAGATATTCAGAACGGCGCGAATACGATAAAAGTTTATAAAACGAATGCATCGGCGTTCTCTTCTGGTTCCGCTGTTCAGATGGACGATGCTGCGGTTCCGTTAGCGATTTTGACTTTTGACTCGAACAATTATGGAATCGACGAGAACAATGTCAATTTTTACGAAACAGAAGGCACGACATCTGATGATCAAGCTTCAATGACAAGCGGGGTTATCGCCCTTCCTGTGACAATTGTTATTGGTGAAACACTTGTGTTTACCGTTGCTGGTGCAGCTTACACTTTCACGGTCCCCGCTGGTGGGGCTGGTCCTCATGCGACGGTAGTCCCAGTTCTAGCTATGTTGAATGATGCTGCAAATTGGGCACCATCAAAACCTGCTGTTGCCACGGCAGTTGGCACCACAAAAATCAAACTTACGGTAGATACTTCTTTAGCGGCTTTTGATGGTTATGAGAGTATGCACGAATATGCCGAGACTTATCTCAGTGGTGATGGTCTTGAAGAAGATCTTAATTTCAGGAAACCAGTTGCTTTTGCCACCAACGGAACAGTTGGCGGTACGTTTACTGTCGCGGCTCTTGCTAATTTAGCTGCGAATCAGTGGACTCAGATTGGCGCAACGGCTCTCGCGACTCTCAATGTTAAGATTACATCGATCACGGGAACGGGACCGTATACGATCACAGTGGATAATGGTCTCACGGACTTGAGTCTTTATACCACTGTTGCAGCATCGTATATTTTTGATGCCCAGACCGCAGTCAATTCTTTGACCTTAGAAGTGACAAAGGGAACTGCTGGTTGGTCCAGAGGGCAGCGTGGAAGCCGTATCTTCTTTATTAAGAAGAATACGACTCTTGAAACTATTTCTGAGAACGCAAATGTTCCTGTGTTCCGCATCATGTATATCGGTGCTGGAACGGCTTGCACGATGAAGATCTTAGACTCTGGTGGAACTCGTAAGTTAACGACCACTGTTACTGGTGGCCCAGGTTCAGAAGCTCTCGACATCACACTGTCTAATCATAATACCATCCAACAGTTAGTTGATTACATCAGTAATTTTAACGCTGGTGCTTCTTACACCTGTTACACGGATTATTATAATGCTGGTACAGTGAGCCCGCAGGATCTTGATTTTTACAATGATATTGATATTCGTAACTTCCCGCTTGATGTGAAAACGGCTATTGCGGATATCCTGGCTAATATTAATACTTATTCTAGCCTGATGGCAGCCACTCGTGTGTCGAATATTTATGGTCAACTTGCGTTGATTTCTTCGACGGCTCGTAGGTTTTTGAGTGGCGGTGTCAATGGGGCAACGACTAACAGTTTGGTGCAGACGGCATTTGATGCTCTGCTTTCAGTGGATTGCGATATCGTGGTCCCACTGTTTAGCCAGAACGCTTCTGCCGATATTTTAGATGGGTTAACGGATTCCAGTTCTTCGTACACAATCAGTTCTGTCAACGCCATGGCGGATTCTCATTGCCGAATGGCTTCGAGTACATTGAATCGAAGAGAACGCACCGCGTTTGTGGCGTTGAAAGATACGTATGATGCTTCAAAGACAGCCGCACAATTAATGAATAGTGAGTTTGTCTCTATGGTTCTCCAGGATGTATATACTCTTGATGGAACCGGAGCGACTCTTTGGAAGAATCCCCATGTATTTGCGGCGATGTGTGCTGGCATGGAAGCTGGGGCTGAGATTGGTATGCCACTTACGAAAAAGGCGCTGAATTGTTACGGTGTCAGGCATTCAACTTTTGACCCGCAGACTCAATATGCTGATGCTATTACGAACGGGTTGTTTTTCGCTGAACAAGGTGACCAGGGTGGCGTGACCATCGTTTGTGGCAACACAACCTATCAGAGAGACTCTAGTTTCGTTTGGAATCGTCGATCTGTTATCCGGGCATCTTTCTACACTGCGAAGACGTTGCGTTCTCAGCTTGAGTCTACTTTCGTTGGAAAGTATCGTTCAGCTGGTGCTTCGTTGGCATCTCAGATTAAATCGGTTTCTCAGTCCGTACTGTCTGCGCTTCTGACCGCCAATATCTTGGCACCAGACGCAAAGAACGGTGGTCTTGGCTATCGTGGTCTTAAGGTCACGATTACCGGAAGTATTGTCACCTTGTACGTGATTGTGACCCCAGTTGCTGGGATTGATTTCGTGTTAGCGAACATTACGCTGGCACCAATAAATGATATTGCTTAATACAATATGATGAAAGGAGTTCAATATGGCAGAGAATCTTTCAGGCTCCACGGTATCTGAGGGCATTAACCCTTCTGCTGTTATCACTGGTGCGAAGGTGCGATTCCTTCTGGGTGATATAGCTGTTGGATATGCACAGGCTGTGAACTACAATATTAACCATGAATTAGTGCCTGTTTATGGCTTGGATCGGCTTTGTGCTTATGAGTACGCAGAGGTTGGGTATTCCTGCACGTTCTCTGTGAGTAGATTCAGAGTTCCGAAGGATAACAGAAGTTCTACTTCTGCGAATGCTGGTTCTTTAGGCTCCCCAGTTGAATTAGGCTGGCAGTCTAAGATCCAGAACATGCTTACTCAGGGTTGTATCCGCGCTGAAATCTATGATAAGAGTGGTGAGCAGATGATCCTCAAGGTTGATGGTGTAAAAATGACTTCACGGTCTGGTACTATTGCGGCTCGTGATCTCGCTACAGAGACCTTGGATTTCGTCGGACTTATTGCTTATGATGAAGCCGGAGAGCAGACGTTCGCTTAACAAGAAGATTTCTGGAGGGGGCGGGGATTTACCTCGCCTCCTCCATGCAGTTCTTAAAATAATACATACAACATAAAAAAAAGGAGGAGTTTATGGGCATCACGGGGCTTCCAGAGTTTTCTTTTCAATTCACTATAGATTCGGTTGGCGAAGTAACCGGGGAAAAATGGGCCGGATCTTTCACCTATGTGCGTCCCAATATTAGGGCTTTATCAGATATTGGGAGATATAAGGCTGCGTTAAATGGCGACAGTCAGGGGGTGGAGGCGCATGTCCATGCCATGAATAGCGTATTGGCCAACTTAAGGTATACGCTCGTTGATTACCCTAGATGGTGGTATGATGCTGGCTACGGGATAGAACTTTATGATTTAAATGTTATTCTAGATATTTATACGAAGTGTGAGGAATTTGAGCGTAAGTTCGAGAAAGAAATTAAGGAAACCGCTCAAAAGAAACCTGAAAACAAATGAATTTATTGGAAGACAAATTAGAGAATATAAGAAAGATAGCCAAAAATAATGTAAGAGAAAAAATAGTAGGAATAGATTCTCTCTTGCGTTTTTTGAAAAGGTGGTGGTGCAGGCAATATAATCGGCCATATAAAGATCCGCTGCTTGAGCAATATACTATAGAGGATTTGTTTTTAGAATTTTATGAGGTATACTATTTTGACAAAAAAGACGATCCTCTTGATGACGAGGACAAAGAAGAACTTCTCGGCCCGGAAGAAGATTTTAATGAATGGATTGAGTCGAAAGAAGAGTTAGGGGGTTCCAATGGCGACTGATAAGGAAGTAACCTTAAAATTATTGACCAAGGTTAATGATGCCATGGCCCGAATGGAAGGCAAGAAGCTGGGCTCTGTTTTTGGGAAAGCGATAGAGAAAGAGACAGTTAAGGCTTTAAATGGGGCCGCTGATGTGTTCGCTGCTAAGTTGGAAAAGGTACTTAAAAAATCCTTGAACAGTTTAGGTGCTGCACAACGGTTAAAAGGCATGCAGTCGGAAGCGCAGTTGTCGGCTAATCTCGATGAAGTGTCTTCAGGACTCTCTTATGTCGATCCGATGGTTAGCAGTTATATCACACACAGAAAACCCCCTCAAAGAGGCAGGTCAGGGCGATTCGAGAGCCCTCGTGCGTCAACCATAGCCGACAGGATGTTCAATCAAGCCTCCGGGGTATATGGCTCAGGCTACAAGGGAGCGTCTGCCGAGGAACAGGCTGGCGGTGGTGGTGGAAAATTAGCTGGATCGTTGGGCCTTATGAGAGCCCTTGGTTTGGGGAAATTCGCAACTGCTGCAGTCGTTGCGGCCCCGTTTTTGTGGGGAGCAGGTTATGCAAAAAGTGGGATAAAGTCTTACAACGAAAGTCTCCCCGATTACACGAGTCTAATGAAAATGGGTGCATTAGGGGACATGTCGGATCTCAATACATTTAAAAAGGATGGCTTGTACCATCAGGCTGCATCAAACATCCAAGCCAGAGGTGCCCCAAATTTATTGCGTAAAGAAGAGAGCATCGCATTGGCTCAGGCGATTACAAGGGGTGCTGGTACATATAGCCAGGGCGGTAATGCTTTTGATATGCTCAGTCTGTTTTCAAAAGCAAAAGATGTCGGGATTCAAAAATTAGCACAAGTACCAGGGATAATTGGTGGAGCATATGGTGGTCGAGATACGACTCTTGAGTCTTATAAGATTTTAACGAATATGTTGGCCTCTCGTCTTGAAAAAGGAAAATGGACAGAGATGTTTGACCAGACGGCCAAGGCGACTCGGTCTTTAGCTGATACTAGCCCTGGTGGTAATCTTTCGCAGGCTAGCCGTATGATGGGTATTTTAGCGAGGGAAGAGGAGGGGTATGGGACTGGCCTAATGACCCCAACTCGATCTGCTTCCTTTATTCAAGGTGTTGATCAAATGGTTAAGGGGGGTGGTAACCCTACCATGCGAAGACTTTACTTGATGAATTTGGCGAATAAATTTGGTGGAGGTACGGAGGGGTATCTGAGGGCGGCAGCTGCCTCTTCAACGTATGGTGCTCAGGGGCTACCGACTACCGATCAATACTTAGAGGGCAATCCGGCTTTATTTAAAATGGTCCGTGATATGAATACGATTGGTGGGACTGAGGCGGATAAACTTAAATTTAGAGAAGAGTCATACCGGAGGAATCCAGAATTAAGATTTCAATATGGGCAGTATAAGAGCTTGGAAGGTATGGGTACTTTTTCTCCAACTTTAGAGGCAATTAAGACGGCAATTGGTATTGAGAGGAATATACCTGGCAGAGGGTTAAGAAAATTGATTCGCGGAGGGATGTTCCCTAATCAGAATGCTGACATGGTTAGTGCTGCATTCTCAAAATATTATGAGGCTATGAATGCTCCTCCTGGGGAAGATAGGGCGCAGTTATGGAAAGGCGTAGAAGATTTTGCAAAAAAGATGGATAAGACAGCTTATGTCCAACAAGAACAGGCGAGTATAGGGACAGACATTGCGCAGAATTTAGTCGCTTCTGGTTTTAGGCCTCTCACTGAAGCAATTGATAATTTAACGAAGATGTTTGGAGAGTACGTTACGGGGCCGTATGTCCCGGCTATGCCGATGGAGCCGTAATAATGGGCAATTTTTTAGGTGGTAGAATAACAGATACCATAGGCAGTAGAGGTGGGCGGCATAAGGGGATTGATATCGCTACTCCTATTGGTTCCGAAGTGAATGCGCCTCCAGGGAATTGGACTGTTGAGCAGGCTGGTGTTCATGGTGGGTATGGCAAAAAAGTTACTTTAAGGAATGCCACCACAGGGGGATCAGTCATATACGGGCATCTTGACGATATCTTGGTCAAGATGGGGCAGCAAGTCGTATCAGGTGAGCTTGTTGGTTTTTCGGGAAACACTGGGAAGTCGACGGGCCCCCATGTCCATTTAGAAGCCCATAACGAGGCAGGGGATATTGTTAACCCCCTATCTTTATATGGCTCTGCTGCGAAAGGGTCTATATTTTCCAATATGAAGGCATTCGAGAAGCCATTAAAGGGCTTAACTTTGTCGATGGCAAGATTGGCGATGACAATTAATAATGGTGCTAAGGATCTTAGGAAAGTGATCGGTTAATATGATAGGCGATATTCCTAACCAAAAGAACGATAAAAATACTTATGTGAGTTGCTCTTCCTTTTGCAAGGTGGTTGTTTTTCACTATAGCGAATATTCGGCAAACAATACTGACGATATAACAAAGAATTTAGATTCAGAGACTCTTGTCATAGGTGGCAAAAACTCGAATGTTTTGACTAGCTTTAACTATTCAAAAAGCAACCACAGCCCGTCAGGAAAATTTAGTTTCACGTTGTTGCCTACAAAAAATTGGTCAAAGCATATAAGGCCTGGTGATTGGATATTATCTTATTTTGGAAATAAATCTGAATCTTTAGATATGGACGAAACTTTAAGATGCGTCGGGATTGTTAATTCCATTGTTATGTCTGATGTAGTCTTGCCCGATGGACGTAGAGTTGTGCGGTACACGGTACACGGGGAAGATTTTGGGAAAGTATTTGCTCGTTACGACATATGGGTGAACCCCTGGGCTCCAGATTCTTACCTTCCGTTACAATATAAGAAGATTTTTGCTGGTCAAATCAGGGGCAACCCCGGTGAGATTGTGGACCAGCTTATAGATTTATTTTTAGGGAATAAAAGAAGTGTCTTTGGGGGAGGGACGGCAGCTAGAACTTTGGATCAGTGGTATATTCCTAATTGGCTTAAATATGCGATTGAAACTGGTGACACAAATTTATCATTAAAAAATATTCAATTAGTGGCACCGTCTGAGTCTGCCAATAAATTTGCAGACATACTGAGAAGAAATATTCAAAAGACCCCAGCCCTCTCTGGGTGGTGGATGATTCTTGATAACGATATTATGAATAGCATGTGGGATGTGATGCTTAGGTACGTTAATCCACAAATTAATGAAATTTTTTGTGAGATTGACGATACTGGTGATTTTTATTCTCCAGCTTTATATGTCAGGACTATTCCTTTCTCTTTTAGAGGCTCCAACATTTCTTCGTCCGAAAGGTATTTCTTAGATCTACCTTCTGTTGAAATTCATGGAGATAGGATATTTAAGGCTTCTCTAGGGTTTAACGATAATGATCGTCCTACAATGATGATCATGATCTCTAACGCGCTGGACTCTTTTGGAAGTGCGGACTCTGAGCCCTCTATTTCTTATTTAACAGCTAATAAATACCCTAAATTATTGTGGGGTGCCAATAGAAGGTATGGCTTAGTTTTGAAAAAGTTCGAGACTGATTACGCTCTCGTTAAAGGCGGCCAAAACAGCGCGAAAATAGCTCCAAATTTATTGTTGGAGTACAATAAGTTACTTTATCATTGGTACGAGAACAATGCTTTGTTCGAGACAGGGCAGATTACAATAGCTGGCGTTCCTGGTGTAAGGCTGGGGAAGAGATTGAATGTTATGAGTGGGCCTTTGTTGAAGGGGGTGGATCTCGGATCGCAGGGTGGGTATAGAAGCTACTATATAGAAGCGTATGATGAATATTGGGAGTTTGAGCGGCCATGGACACAAACATTATACCTTACAAGAGGTATTGCTGTCGTTAATGATAAAGAGTATTTTGTGAATGACAAGTATGATGATTCTCTATCCATTGGAATAAATGAGATAAACAAGGGGTAATATGCCGCACGTATTTAAAGACGGGACAATTGGTAGTTCTAATTTTCGTTTGGTAAATAAAAAGGGTACTCTTACCAACAAGAATCAGGACTATAATATAATAAAAGCTCGAATAGACGAGATTCTATACGTTGATGATGAAATGAATCCGACTAAAGACACCAATAATCCACAGGTGATCTATAACTGCACTATTATTGGTGGATTTGATGCAGGCAAGAAAGTTACAAATGTTGTCGATATGTCATATATGGGCGGCCCTTATTCTGGGAGTGAGAGAGTAAGAGAGCCGATGATCGAAAAAGACTTTAGTGGCCGTACCGAAAAAACCCCACCCAACACCCACGGAGAGATTGTTTTATTAGTTCGGCTTTATGGCGCTCCTGGTGGTTATGTAATAATCGGAGCATTAAAACATCCGAAATTTTCAAAGGCTGCCAAAAAAGCAGATGGACAGAGGTTGTACTGGGAATACAATGGTTTTACTTTTGAGATCAATAGGGATGGTGCATTAACTGCGACATTCGGCGGCGGCCCTAAAGATGCTGATGGGGAGCCCACAGACGAAGAAGCTGCTGGCTCTAAAATTGTTTTCTCAAAAAATGGTAGCATAGATTTGATTGATAAAGAAGGAAGTGGTATAAAAATCGATGCAGAGAATAAGAAAGTTGAGTTAATTGCTGGTACGGGGGGTATGGAGATAAGTTCTGGTGCAAACTGGAATATCCAGGTGAGTGGGAATGCGTCTATACAAGCTGATGGGAATGTCGAACTTAATGGTTCCATGGTTGCACTTGGTGGAGGTGGCGTTGGTGTGGCTAGAATTGGAAGTGTTGTTATGGGGACTGATGGGGAAGGTCGGCCAATAACCGCGTGGGTGGATACTGGCGGCAGTAGCTTGAAGGTTACGGCAGCAGGATAGGAACGACTATGAACACGAACATCTACGTTCTTATAATGGCTGGTGGATTTGGGACGAGGTTGCATCCTCTATCCAGTATCGAACGTCCAAAGCAATTTATTGAGTTTGTCGACGGGAAGAGTTTGATAAGACAAACATTTGAAAGAGCCCTAAAAATAACTGACAAAGAGAAAATCTTTGTTGCTACAAATTGGCAGCATACGGAAGCGGTGGCCTGTCATTTGCCAGAACTTCCTCCAGAGAACATTATATCGGAATCCTGCCCTAAAAACACAGCTCCAGCCATCGCTTTTGCGGCTTATCGCATCTTTGGGATGGACCCAAGTGCTACTATGATTTGCATGCCGAGCGATCATTTGATTACGGATGACGATAATTATGTGGATATATTAAAATACGCTTGTGAGTGTTTGCTGGAGCATGATTACCTGGTTACTCTTGGAATCAAACCGGAGTTTCCTTCAACTGAATTTGGATATATCAAAAGGCTTCCAAAACAGGTTAAGGCTCGGTTTTATGGGGTTGAGAGGTTTGTGGAGAAACCCAATCCCAAAAAAGCACGGAAATATTTTGATTCAGGGGAATACTACTGGAATAGCGGTACTTTTATCTGGCGGGTTAAGACAATCATGGGTGCGTTTGTTGCGTATTGCCAATCGGTATCAGCGAATCTTTTGACGTTACCTATTCGTGATATTCAACCAGAGCAGTCTGATAAGTATTTCTATGATTGCGACAAGATTTCGATAGATTATGCAGTCATGGAACGGTCGGATAATATAGCAGTTGTTCCTGCTAATGTCAATTGGAGCGATGTCGGGAGTTGGGATGCCATTGGCAAACTTATGGTGAGGTCCGATATTCAGCTTTCAGAAGAAGTGAGATTTGCGTATCTTGAGAGGGTTAATAATGGGACTTGTATTTGACGCAGCGACCAGGAAGTCAGTGTCTAAGCAGATGATTGCTCTGCCTTTGCAGAACAATGCTATCGATTCAATGTTGGATAGCATCAATGAAGAAAAGGCAGTGAACGACAATATTGATGGTGGGAACGATGTATTCTACGAAAATTATGCGGGACTTGTGTCGAATAACGAAATCGAGAGATCCCTTAAAGATGGAGTTCTTGCCGGAACCTTTGTTGAGGCCGATATTGAAAACGCAATAGATAGGGCGGATCCGAATCTTTTCTATCCTGTGGCCCCGGCAACGCCAAACCCCGACTATGTGCCGTTTATCTGCCCAGAAGTGAATGGAGGCAATGCTACAACGGCGGCAAGCTACGAATACAATGCTGGGCCCCCGGCGAAAGGCGTTCTTCTCTGTAATGAAGCCACCAGTTCTCCGGCAGGCAATGGAATCGAAAATTTAAGCACTGTTATCCAAACTGGGTTTGCCCATGCGGGAGCGGCTACAACCCTTACCGGGAACTATTTGGTCGGCAATACAACAATAACGACTGTGGCAGCCCTCACCCTTGGGCAATATGTCTTGGTGGCAGGTTCAGGGCATTCTATGCTGTGTGTGGTGCTTTCTGTGGTGGGTGGGTTCACCTACAACATATATGTGGTTTGTGAGTCAACTGGAACGATTGTAGCGGGTGGTGCTGTTAGCCACTCCTGGACGGGCTTTACGGAGCCTGAGAGGACTTCATTGACGGCTACGGTCCCAACCTACCAGGATTTGATGGGCGCGTTGACCACAGTAGGCCTCAACAGTCTTGTGGAACGTGTGAACACCTGGGAAGTGGTAATAGCAGCTCAGAGAGTTCAGCTGGTTGCCAACGATGATCCCAATCACACTGTAGAGGTAACAGCAGAAATAGCTTCAATAGATGTTTTGAAAATAGCACTCGATAATTGGCTCGCTTTGGTAGGTGGAGCGAAATTTAGTAATGTTAATTTAGCATCTCTTTCTTTGTTGAGTAGCAATAGGAGGGCGGCAAATCCTGCAAGAATCGCGGAAACGATTACAGCTTTAGGCGGTGTCACAAGGACAGGCGTAAACACTTATGCTCCGACAGGAGTTGTGGATGACCTCTATTATCAGAGGTATGTGTATTTGGATGTAAGGATTAATATGGTGTTTGGGAGTCTCCGAAAATCGAGAAATGCGAATAAAGGGACGGCGAATCTTACCTATACTAAGGGTAACAATACTTTTCTTGAGAGCGAGTATGCGGGGGCTCTGGCGACATCAAAGATCTCGGCGAATGCTGATGGAAGTGTGAGGATCGCCCTAGAAGATGCTACTCAATTTTTAATCGCAGATAACGTCTACGTTTTGTCTGAATCTGTGGCTGAAATTGCAGCTACTATTCAAAATAAGTCTGGAAACGTGCTAACATTAAATGTCTCAATTCCCGGCACCATGACGGTCAGGGACTTGACAAGGGTGGTGAAAGAATTATGAGTGTAGCTCAAAGCATAGCAGAAGGTGGGCAGCTAGTCCTTGGTGATGGTCAAAGAATTTTTACTTCTTTTGGTAAAAATTATGGCTATCCCTACAAGGTGGTGATCCACTCTCTTCAAAAAGTAAGGGAAAAATACTGGAGATTTGATCTTGGTTATGCATTTGATGTCGAGAATGGGATGTCCGGTAGTGGTTTTAATCTTTCTAATTTTTATGATCCAACTAAAACCTTTTCTCAGTTCAAGCTTCAGATAAACCCCCAGGCCCTACAGCAGTCAGAGGATTTTTCTATTAATGTCACTCCATGTCAAACTGGGGTGGTTGTGGAGCATCAAGGTTTTGTGACAAAACAGCTGACAATTGCTGGGACCACAGGATTGAACCCTGTTCCGGGTGGGCGCAGTGGATATGCTGAAATGCTTCATCTTAGGAACTATTTTAGATCCTATGCGGAGCTGAAAAAAGACCCCACTAATAAAGATATGCGGTTAATCTTTCGTAATAAGAAAGATAATGAGCATTGGTATGTGGAGCCAGTTGGCCCAGGTGTAGTCACAAGAAGGAAAGCCGGGAAACCATTTTTATACGATTATTCGATCCATCTTCTCATTGTTGGGAAGGCTTCTCCATATAAGAGGGTTTTTGGGGCGTTCAATGATGTTTTAGATTCTATTGATGAGTGGGAAGGCTACATTGACGATGCGATTCAGAAAATACAAGATGCAGCGAGTTTAATCCGGTCTGTGTCTGATGTTGGTAAAAATATTTGGAATGATTTTACCTTAGTTGTGCTGCAGCCGATGGATAATGTTGTCAAAGTCTTGGAGTCGATGAAGTATGCGAAGTCGACATATTCTGCTTTGCCAAAGAAATTTTATGACGATCTTAAGTCCAGGGCGAAAGAGGTAAGGGATTCTAGCTATGATTTGGTCGGTAAGGGTTCCACAAGCTATAACAACCTAACTGGCAGGACAGCCATGCAGCCCCTAGACGTTCCATCAGACAAATATTATACGATGGCTGAGGGTGCGAACAAACTTGTTATTGGCCTCGACAAGGTTCTTTCGTCGAATATGGCCTTTAGTGCGGAGACAGGTGTTGGTGGTTCTGTTGGTGCCTCATCTGACCTTGATACGGCCATCGAACTAAACAGCTCTGAGATTCAGATGGGAAGGTCTAACTCTTATCAATCGATATCAAATTATTTTAATGGTGGTGTGAATTACATCCCACCGTCTTCGGTGCGGACAGCAGTTATTGAATATAATGACACACTTGAGAAGCTTGCGTTCAGAGAGATAGGGAATCCGGTTTTATGGTATCAGATTGTCCTTTTGAACAATCTTGACCCACCTTATTTTTCCGAGGCTCCTTTGCCTGGGAAAAGAACATTAAAATATGGAGACACTATTCTCATCCCTGTTTATAGCAGTCAGGCGAAAAGACAGCAAACTACTAAGAATACGACTGAAAAGATCACTGAAGGTATGACGATTTATGAGAGAAATCTCGGTGTTGACCTGCTATTGACGAACGATAATGATGTAGCGTGTGACACGTATGCGTCTGACTTGAGACTTGTCTCCGGGATGCCCAATTTAGGGCAGGCAGTAAAAATCAATATTGGGCTTGAAAAAGGATCGTTACTTTATCACCCTGAAAAGGGTATAAATGCCCATGTCGGTGATAAAAATTCTGCGTCGGCGCAGGATATTTTGGAAAGCATAGAAGAATCTTTGTCTATAGATCCAAGAATTCAATCTGTTGAGGACATATCGGTGGTTAGAGATCAAAGCATTTTAAGGCTGGACCTACATGTTACCCCAGCAAAGCTTGACCAGCCTATCCCATTACAGGTTGAACTTGAGGGGGGCACATAATGGCTATATTTACTCTTAAATCGTTTGCACAGATTGTTACCGATATGGTTTCTACTGTGACGGCGAATTCACCGATTACCGATATCAATGCGGGATCAGTGATATTAACACTTCTTGAGGCTTCGGCATCTGAAGACGCGAACTCTTATATCCAGATGTTGAATATTATTAGAGCATATAGTCTCGATACCACTTCAGGGACAGAGCTTGATGATAGGGCGTATGAGTATGGACTTATTCGTTATCAGCCCAAAATTGCTTCAGGTTCTGTAGATTTTTATGACACTGCTTTTACAAGAGTACAAACGACCATTTATGCTGGGTTGCCTGGACCGAGTGCAGGAAATACTGCAATAAATATTTATGACTCAACTGATCTTCCTGCTTTAGGAGACATCGTTAATGTTGGCCGTGGTACCATTAATGCGGAAGTTGTCCCATATGGCACTATTACAAATATGGGCGCTTATTATCGTTTGAACCTTACTGCTCCGTTAACAAAAGACCATGGTGTGAATGAGACTGTGATCTTATCACAGGGCGGGATCCGTGTAATTCCGGCGGGCACGACGGTATACGTTCCAGAGTCTGATCTTTCCAATCAAATCAATTTTGTTCTTCAATCTGATGCCGTAATACTTGATGGTGAAACTCAGGTCACAGATAATATTGCTGTGTGTGCTGAAGCGGGATCAATCGGTAATGTAAAGACGGGCGCGATAAGGTATTTTGGATCTCTTCCGTTCCCAACTGCCGTCGTGAATAACCCCATGTCTTTCACCAATGGCGGCGACTTAGAGAGTGACGCTGAATTAAGGGATAGGATCAGGGATACTGTTCAGAGTTTGTCCAGAGGAACTGTTTTGGCTATTCTTACGGCAATGAACCAGATTAGTTCTGCTGTGCAGAACAATAGGGTTGTCTCCACATCTTTTGTTGAAGCAACAGCTTTAAATGAGCTTAACTTCTTATATATAGATGATGGTTTGGGGCTCGAACCGTGGTTTGATAATGTCCCGACAGAGATGCTGATGGAATACGCTCTTGGTGGGGAGAAATTCCTTCAGATAAGCAACGACCAAACGCCCGTCACAAAGGCCTCTATGGTTACAGCTGCCGGAGAGCCATACGGCCTTTCTGGTGGAGAAACATTAACGGTAAAGGTCCAAACTCAGTCTCAATCGATGGCTTTTGATGCAGCTAAGATTTCCATCCCAGGGATGGCTACTGCAGAAGAAGTTGTGAGATGCATTAATGATGATCCTAATGTTGGCGCGATTGTCGAAGCCAGGACAACTGAGAATAGAACCAAGGTTGTTATTGAGCCTGTGGTGAATTCAGCTGAGAGGATTGAGGTTATTTCCGGTACTTCGTTGCCCGCACTTCAGTTTACGGCTGGCGTTGAATTCAGGACATTAAACCTTTATAAAAATGATGTTATTCTGAACAAAGACGGTGAAAACGCATTTCTTCAGAACATCGGCCCTGAACCAGCTGCTGGTGGATACGTTGGTTTAGCCGGAACTGATTTTAACATCCAAGTTGATGGTGCTGCGACTATTCAGAATGTTGCCCTTACCACAGAAACTACGGCAGATGATGTTGCTAATTCGATAAATGCTCAGATTTCCGGTGCTAGTGCTGTTGTGATTCAGGATGTCCCCACCATTGGGGGCGACACTGGACGGCGTATATTGATTACCTCGACCAACCCAGAGCCCGGTGACTCGGCTTTATTGGTTACGGCAGGTGCTCCAGATGCCAACGCTATTCTCCAATTCCCGGTAACGGTAAGCACTGGGGCGGCCAGAGATTATATTTTTAATAGGTATAACGGACAAATTGAGTTTGTGGTGCCGTTGACTGCAGGTGATGAAATTTTAGCTGGGACACCAAACACAAGGGCTTATCTGGAATCTACTTCTGCGAGTCCGAATATCGTTACTGGTGGCCAAGAGCTTATTTTCCAGGTGGATGATATAGTCGATAGTGCCGTGACAACTCAAGTTGGTGCATCTGATTTTATAGACATAAATTTGATCCCACCTATTGGTGTGTTTGATGTTGATGATCACTTTATTCGCAGATGGGTGCGTTTTAAGAGCACCACCACAACTGTGGCCTTACAGGGAGTACGTAGAGAAATATCTGTATATGACGGTACTATAGGACAGTTTACAGTCGCTGTGGCTTTCCCTGCTGTCCCTGCTGTTGGTGACGTTTATGAGATCGTCCAGGTCCTAACCATTCCTGGCGGTGTTCCGGTCGCTTACACGCCAACTAGCGCACAAGATGTTTTGGCTCCTTTGGTTGAAGGTGTTAGCTTTTATGGAAAAACGAAGAACCTCAACACGTATATGAGGATTCAGACGAATACCTTTGGAAGTGACGGTAAAATTAGGATCCATTCGGCTTCAACTGCCGTGAACTTTACGTTCCCGACAGATGTGACGAAGTCTTCGGGCGAGTCGAATACTGGATATGTTGAGAGTGCGAATGAATCTCCGTTCACCTTTGGGGTTGGGCAATCGATTACTTTTGTGGCTGATAAAGATGTCTCGGATAAAACGGTTAGTATGACCATGCAGGTTCCTGGGACTGTGACCACACAGGTGAGCAATGTCGCTTTCAACGCGAGTGCTTTGACAGTGGGATACGTCACGGACGATTTTTTCACAGACATGGTCTGTCGGTTTAGGGATACAACACCAACGGTTGCTCTGAGATCTGAAGAGAGAACCATAGATACGTATGACCATCTTACTGGCCAAGTGCATGTGACTCTTGCGTATTCTGCGATTCCAGCTGTGAATGATTTGTTTGATATCGTGCCCAGAACTGCGGTGAACGTCAGGGATCTATTTGAAAACCCGGCATTTACGAATCTTTCTACATATTGCAAAACAGATCTTTCCAGTGACGGAACAAAAATACAGATTAGCACCTTGACGGCTGGAGGAGATGGGGCCGTGCAGTGCGCGGGCGGCACAGCGAATAGTTTTGCATACCTGCTTCCAACTGACGCCACAGTATTAGGGCAGTTTGAGATGGATTCTGATTCTGGGTTGAGCATCGGTATGAGGATAAAGATCTTTAAGACAGGCGGCCCTGCTCCTGATACCTATGATTTGCTTATTTCCGATATAGTAGCGAACCCGTTGCCGCATCCGTATCTTATCACGGTTACGACTTTGGCTGGGGCTTTGATCGATCTCAGTGAATTTACTTCTGCCAGGACTTCTTATATAACTGAATTTAATCAGTTTGATTTCTCTCTTATCATTGGAGAGGGACGAGATGCGTATAAATATTATATTGGGCTGGTTCAAGAAGCTCAGTGGAAATTAGATGGTAAGGATACTGACACCCAGAATTATCCCGGTGTTAAGGCTGCGGGCGTAATGATTGAAGTTAAGGCCCCTGTGATTGAATATATTAGCCATGTGAATGTGGATATAACCTCAAAAGAAGGTTACAATGTTATTAGCTTAAAGAATAATGTTATTTCTGCGATAAGTTCTTACATCAACACTCTTGGTGTCGGTGAGGATGTCATTTTAAGTGAGATCATCAATAGAGTCATGGATGTTGGTGGAATTCTTGATGCGGTTATCGTGTATCCACTATCGAATGTTATTATAGCTGCCAATGAGAAGGCCAAGATACTCGAAAGCAGCATATTGGTGGGATAAAATATGGATAGAATAGAACGATTGTATCAATTTATGCCGAGCATGTATAGGCCAGGGCACAACGCCATGCTTACGGCGATCCTGGGTGCCTTTGCGGTTGGTGATGAAGGTGTGTCTTCCCAGCTTTATAACGCTAAAGACCAGATCTTTGTAAAAAGAGCTTCTGGAACATTTTTGGATTATTTAGCTGCTAATTATAAAGTTACGAGACCATCAGAGATTCCATTTGTTGACGACCTGTTCCGCCAACTTATTCCTGTTTTAACATGGTGGCCGAAACAGGTTAAGCCCTCTATCTATAAGGCTCTCGAATTATTTTGGCCTTATGACTATTCTCATTCAACTTCTGTCTCGGTAAACGCTGGAACGTATAATTTTGTTGGTGGCGAAACATTGGAATTGATGGTGGATAGAAAGCACCCCCTTGCTGTCGTTTTTACTGCCGATAGCATTACCGCTGGAGCTGCTACCGCCCAAGAAATTTGCACCAGAATTAATGCATGGTTTCCAGAATATGTTTATGCTCACCCAAGTGCCGATCAGAATACTGGGCTTGTTACTGTCAAGATTAGTACCCTGACCTTTGGTGTTGCCGGATCCGTTCAGATCACTGGCGGCACGGCAAATGGTACTCTTACGACAGGAGCCGTTGTTGGTGCCGATCCGATGGACTTGGCTGTTTTGGAACAAGCGGTTAGCCTAGCGAGCGCCAAGGTTACGTATGCTGGCACTGGTGTGTTGTCTCTTACTGATGTAACAGGCACCTTTGATCTTGTGAATGTTGTGACAGGGACAAATCCTGATGGAACGACATTTACTTTCACCCCGACCGCCACGAACCCAGGGCTTGGATTCAGCTCTTATTTGTTCCAATACCCAAGAATCTCAATACACGAGGAGTTCCCGACCGAATTGGTCGTGAGGATCCCAAAGAAGTTTATCTTGAACTGGGATACCAGATATTGGTCTCACAGATTTCATCCAGGTAATCCTCCTTGGGATGTTGATATTCTCAACGGCAGAAACCCAATCACTGGTGTTTTCGAGCCGAATGAAAATCCTCCTTCTGGCACAAATTCTGGCCCGTATTGGCCTGGTCATTTCTTTTTCGATTGGGCAGTTGGGGGAACCGGGAGCATAACTCTTAGAAATTTGAAAACAACTTTAGTTACACCCATGGCTACAGACGGTAATACGGTTATCGAACTCGCAACCGATGTGTCTCAGTTCCCTGTGAACGGATACGTAGTGTTTGATTTCGGGAATACCCGCCAGGAGATTTGTAGATACGTGAGTAGGCCAGATAATCTTCATCTTATGCTGGACCCACTGTACAAGCAGTCAACTCCTGATGCATTGGGTTTTTACCACCAGTTTAACCATGTGCACCCGCCTACAGAGAATGTGAATTTATGTGAAGTATCACCTGTAAAGCCAAGAGTAACTGGTGAAGATTACCCAATATTCTTTATCGACACTGAAATTGCTTATGACATCGTCAGCGTTTTCGTCCTTCTGTTGAAGGCTGCTGGAGTGGTTGTAAGATGGATATTAGATGACGAATAATGTTGGAAAAAGGTGTAAACAATGGTTTCAAATTATGTTAAAAGATATATGATGATTAAGAGGGAGAGTATATGGCACATCAAATAAAACTGAAAATGTGGGCGCAGGAAAGATACGATCTTCCTGACTTTAATTCGATACAAACGTACATATCTCAGGATTTCGAGCGTTTGCATCGTGGCCTTATCACTGGTGATGAGACATATATCGCCAAGGGTTTTGCTGTAGCTCATGCATCTCCTAGTTTAGATTTTAATATTATTGTAGATGGCTCCGTGATTTTTCAAGGTGCTAATGATGGTGCGATGTATATTGGCGAATCAGGCGCGACTGCTATTCCTTGTTCAGCTGTAAGTAATACGACCACCTATTTTTGGCTTGAAATGACAAATCAGGACACGACTTTAGCCGCGAGAACATTCTGGGATCCAGCTATGTATGATGGTCTTGGTGGTGAGTTCGAGCAGGATGTCCTCACTAGAAATGAGCTTATTTTAGAGATGAACAGCAGCACCATGGGTTTCCCTGTTGGTGCCAACATCATCCCTATTTGCACTACTTTGGCGAACGCATTACCCCCTCCTGCCGCAGACATCACATCTTTTACGGATTGCAGATCAATGCTTTGGCGTTTGGGTAGTGGTGGATCAGTTCCCGATGTAGACTATGTCTATCCGTGGGCTGCAGGCCGCACAGAGCCAGGAGTTAGTGGTGCAGCTGCGATATTCGCCAGTGGTGATAAG